CGCACATATTCAAATCATTTATTAAAGTGTCTGATTTACCCATGGCAACTGGGTTCTCTGGTCAGAAAGGACACACGAATTAAATCATCTTATAATTCGTCTCTAAGATAGTTCTCTATCTTAGTTCTATTATGAATCATCCATTCATAATAAGATTCATCTGAGCTATCAGGTAGTTCTTCACAACAGATTGAATCAGCAACAATTGGATTACTCGAAGTGTCCAAAATATTGACACAATTTTTATCTTTATCAAAATTGTCTGTCTTATCCTCTTGAAAACCTTCAAGCAAAGGATAACCAGCAAATGGGTTTAAAAAGTAACCAACAGTATTAAATGACCAATTATATATATTATCGTATTCATCATCAGTAATTCTTCTAATCAAAACAAAGGAATCAATAGGGTCAAAACCACTACTAATATTAATATCCAAATAAGTTCCAGTAGGATCAGGATTAGTGTATAACAAAATTTTCTTATAATGTCGAGTGCTTGTAGACGCACTAGAAACATTGATGCTAGTCGCAGCACCAACAGTATTCATATTTAATGAACCAGAAATACTGGTCCATCTACCATAAAATTCACAAATATAATTACCAGGTCGTATAAAAGAGAAACGATCAAAAGCGATCGAATTATCAACAATATATCTTATATTGGAATTATTACCAAAATAAGTTGCAGTTTCAGAGTTGGTTCCCATAACTGGTTTAGCATTGGAACGCAATGTCGATAAACCACCGGAAAACCCAACCATATTTGTATCAGAAAAACGCACAGTAGGGGTCAAAAGTTCAATATTATACTCGAAGAAAATGTTTCCTAATCTTGTAGCAATGGTTGTACCAGAAGCAGACACGTACAATTTTCCAAAATCAAGGGTCTTAATATCTTGCCCTACATTAGTCGTACCATCACTAACGAATTTGGTTTTTAAACCTTTATTTAATTCTTCTGACGAAGAAAATAACACTTTAGAAGTATAAGGAGAAAATGATATAGCGTGAGCACTATTTAAAAAGGCTGATTCATCAGCTATACCGGTATCTGCAGAATCATAATCAATCACCAACCCCAAAGCACCAGCAGTACCAGTACTACAATTAGGTACATAATGTACTGTAAACCCATTAATTTTGTAATTTTCATAATTCCCTGCTATCCTAGACAACCAGGGAAAAGAAATAAAATTACCAGGATTAAGCGCCAAAACATTGGACACTTTCCAACCTGCAACAACACCAGGAGAAACACCCATGACAAATTCCCTATGTCGAATAATTACATTAGCACCACGATTCTTAAATGTTGGTTTCCTATTTGTAACAGAATAATTAAAATTACTAGGCAATGGTCTTGAAACAATCCCATTCCTAGCACGTCGATTGTTATTCATTCGATTATTGCCACGACCAGATGGCAAACCTCGTTTCATAACAATATTACGATTACGTCCAACAGGACGCTTTTTCAACAAAGAATTTCTAGCTTTGTTTAATCGAGCTTTTTGAGCAATAGTTTTTGTCATAATATAAATTGATAATCAATAAAAGATTTATCAAGAAAACAATATTTTCAGCTAAGCTTGCCAAGCAAGTAATTATCACGGCAACAACCGCCCACATATTAAAGCGCAAACTAAGGTGTCAAATCACACCGCAACCGCACCATCTTCCTATGGAAACGATCAGACATGCCACCATTTAAAATTATAGTGTCATAAACGTCAACCAATTGTTGAACGTTGGTATAAGGTGCTACGACACCAATCCGGTATCGCCCAGTTAATACAAATTTACCGTCAAAACCAACTTCATCATCGAAAGTGAACCTTTCATAAAAATCAATTTGATCAGGTTTAACAAACCTATACAAAACACCATCAAAATACGGTAATAAATCATCTTTGGAATCAAAAAACTTTTCCAAATAAATCTGTTCATCAGGTGATATACCAAAGACCTTAGCCATCAAATATCTGGTTGACATCAAAATGTCACGATAAGGCGTTTTATGAAGCTGCAAATTAAAAGAAACACGATCAATATTGAATTTTTCTTTCATATCTTTAAGATTAACAAGTTCGATCATATTTGAATCATTATCAGCAAATACCCTACGATCAAAATCGCGAAAATTAGCAGTATAAAAATAAGTTTGTCTTAATAAATATTTAGCATATGATTGTATGATGGGTGCACCAGGATAAGTCCACAACATAGACAAAGCACGAGCTTTTAATAATTGTTTAGAAATAAGATCACTACAATCAATGTAACTTCTCCCCAACCACGGTGTTTTTAAAATAATTTTAATAGGATCGCTAATATTAGTATCATTAGCTGGGTCGAAAATCAACCCACAAAAAGAAGAAGTGGTATAATCATCATGCTTAACCATCGTACATTTCAAACCTAAGGGTAAAAAATCTTCCTTAACCATGAGAACAGGACTTTTAAAAACACCATCATCACCTTCAACTCCAGGTTCAGTTTTGATTTTCTTTTTCTTACAAACATATAAAATTGCCATCAAATTTAGAAAACCATTTCCCAAAGAAGTGTTCATTTCGCCACTCATACGTTTAGCATCAATCTCAAAAGTAGTATATTTAAACTCAACCATATTGGTTCCCGAAACCACTTCTTTAAAGTATTCCATTATTTCTTTAGCTTCTGTGTTATTACTTACCATCCAATCATATAATTCGAATTCACAAACGCGCATTAAATCAGCAGTAACACTAGCCTCTAATGATTCAAAATCAGTTACATAAGTATCACCAGCAATAACATTAATGAGATCTCTAATATAGGCAGCACGTTTATCAACTGGAATTTTCTTAACAAATGCCCTATATTTGAAAACAATCTGTTCAATAGCCCTAATCAAAGGTCCAACTTTTATTTTAAAAGGATCAGAACGCGAATAAATCCCACGAGGCGCTTTATAAGTAGGATAGCTCTCTTCTTTTACAAAAGCCTTAATTTTCCGCCATTTATACTCTTTCAACCAATATTCAGGAGAAATTTCTGAATAAATTCTTTTTAATTCGTCTTTCCTCCAATCAGGATAATTAGCAGCAGCAATCCAAGTATCAAAAGTCAAATCAGTATCCGGACTCAACGGTGTAAAATTTTTACGGACAAACTTTCTAACAAATCTTTGAAAATTTTCCATTTCACTCGGATCTGGTTCAACGCTTCTTGACCCGATTCTTTTAAGGATTCCAGCCAACGAGGATTCTGAACAATCCAAGGTTGGTTTAGGGTATGCCGCACCGATGAAATGTGGTCCCGCAGATTTGGTAACAAGTTTTCTTGAACTTGGATCACTTCTTGTGTGGCTTCTAAATACGCATCTTTGATTAACTGAATCGGGTTGGGGTAATTTTGTGTCGTATATCGAATACCCTGATGAGAGCCTTCTTTTACGCCTAGACTGAAAGGCGAACGATAAAAATCCGAACCAATACTCCTTCTATGAATAACCTGTGCCATAGCAAAATCAATTGTATCATCATATATATCACGACCCATAGAATTGTAATGTCTAGGGATATTTATCTCACTAGCACCAATAAGAGAATTGTGGAACTTCAATTCAATAATATTTAATGGTTGTTGTTTATTTTGATTCCTAGGAACCAACAAATGACATAGGAGTTCATACGAGACATGTAATTCCTGCTCAAAGTCTTCTAAAAAAGTCTCGTAGATTCCAACACGCTTAAATTGTTTTTTAAAAATAATTATCCTCGGATCAGTAATCTTGATCTTAAACTTTTGATCATTGATATTTCGTAAATCAACATCATCAATCATAAAACATTTTTCAGCCCTATAAGTCAAAACAGTACCGGCCCAAACATTATAATGGAAACACACAGGGCCAATTTTAACATAATTGTCCTCTTCAAAAATCTTTAAAGGTTTTTCAGAATAATGATCAACAAAATCATAAAAATAAGGTCCAATATCGGGTTCAACATCTTCATCAACAGGCGGTGAAATAGGATCAACGGGTTTATTGTCTTTAGGAGTAGAAACAAACCTATCATTAGCTGAAACCTTCAATTTTTTAGCAACAGCACGAGCTTTCTCAGTTTTAAAAGTCTTGTTTTTAATACGCACATCATCATTAATAGCATTATTTTTCTTTTTCTCATCAACACGATCACTTTTGAGATAATTATTCTTCTCAATATATAAATTGGCAACAGAATCAGGCATAACTTTCAAATCCTTAAATTTGTTTTCAACAGGTCTCCAATAACCACCCAACACCGATTGTACTTTCTTCACAATACGTGGTTTATCAACTAATTGATTAACATGCTCTTGAATTATTTCATTAACTTTCATTTCATCAACATCAACAAGTGGCTCACCATCAACCAACAAATCTTCATCAGACTCTAAACAGTGATCTTCTTCAATAACAATTTGAACATCCCATTCAGGATCATAGGGTTCAACAACCTCATCAATGACTATATCATCATTATTCCAAACATTATCAGACAAAACATCTAACTGATAATCATTAATCCATTGATCCAACAGATATATTTCAAATGGAAAATCAAACTTTGATACAAAACACAATTCAATAATATCCAAACAATAAATCAGTTCAATTAATTCAATACGTAGACGCACCATACATTCATTATCACCAATATAATCAAGCATCGAGTCTTTAGGTATAATACCACGATCAGACAACATCGTCAAAAATTCCAAAGGGTCGGGTAAATCAAGAATCTCATTCTTTTTGATAAAAGAAATTGCATCAGTAAATTCCAAAGACAATTGAAAAGCCAAGTTAACAACATCAAAAATTCTAAAAAAATCAAAACGATCAACATTATCCATAACCAGAGGATTAAAAATCCATACTCCATTATCATCATACAAAGCACCAGGTATCTCAAAATCAAAAATACCTCCAGGCAAACCAACCATTTCACTTTGCATCCATTTTTCACGCTCATCAACGCGCTTAATAAACTCTCGATAAAAATTTTCATCATCCAAATCCGTTACATCAGAATTATTATCACAATGGGCGCAGATTCCCCATTTAATTGTGCAGTAATCCTTACAACGGGTACACCTCCTAATGTTTAACAACAAACAACCACGACAAACAGACCCAGGGCGTCTAGTATAGTCCTTACAAACAGAGCAAACAGATAAAGGTAAGTAAGAAAGATCAACTGAATCCTGATCAAACATAGTGTGATTAAGATCAACACGCACATACCTTTTCCTATGAGGTATAGTATTATTATAAACATTAGCATCATCATAAAAGTAATCACCAGTAGGCACCATATTACGCATAAAATTGGAAGTTTGTCCATAATAAATATGCTTACGCAAATTATCATTGCCTAAGTAAGCTTGAAACTGGGTATCATACACTCCAGGTGAAACAGATAAAACAGAACTAGAATTTGAATTAAATTCATTTATGCCAATCGCTTTCGAATCTAAGGTAAGCTGGTACTTCAAATTTCCCGCTTGTCCGTGATTCATAAAACCGTCAGTAGAATCTGAAATACTTTCGCTGCCAGTCACGGTACGGGGTTTTTGCCCCTTTTCAGCTCCAGTAAGTCGACCATCAACCTCCAGATAACCAGGCTTTGCCAGTTTGAAACCTTGTAAATGCTTGGTAAACATAATAGGTCTCAGAGTATTTACGCGAAC